AACGATCTTCCAAATATTACAAGTGCTAATCATTCGTATTATAAATATATGACACCTTTCAAAGCGAGATTGTCTAGGCCGTATAGAAATATATATACATATTCCTTCTCGATGTATCCTGCGAATGTGGAACCATCGGGAAGCCTGGATTTTAGTCAGATAAAGTCAGAAAAAACAAACATAGAATTAAACCTAAAAAGTGGACTTACCGATCAATATTCATTACATATGTACTATACTGGATATCAAACATTCAAATTCTCAAAGGGATTCATGTCCCTCGCTTATTAAACAACACCGTCTTATTATCCTTGATATATTCGATGATGTTATTCTTGATACACCATTTGATGAAATTCAATTGCGCGAGCGTCGTTTGAATTTCCTGAGATGTTCCCGGAACGGTATATGAAAACTTCTGAGATCGACAAAACGGGTCAAAGAATCGCTTGCTATAGCCGTCGAGACTTGACTTATACGCACAATGTACCGTGAAGAGTTTTCCATCGGTCGTCGTGTAACTCGTATGATTCTTCTTCGCATAGTTTGTGATAAACCATTCGAGATTTCGAAGAGAGATACCACTCGTTTTGTCTAGGATGTTCAGTAGCGTAGATTTATTCTTGTCTTCACCGTAAAAGTTGTTGATGGCATGTAGTAGAATATCGGACTTGTTCATTACTATAGTATACCCTTCAAATCTATAAGCTTGTTTGACGATGACGCGTTTTCGCACGCTGGACACCCTCGCATAAAAATGGGCGGGAAACTGTGTGTATGTCCCGGACCGGGCGCTCGCACGACTGCGACCGGCTGCACATTTTTCTTTTGAACGAGATGTGTGTCACAATATCCACCATTTTTACCTCGCCGCGTGCAACGTTTTCCATCCTTCTTCACACCTCGACATAGAATAGTCTCTGAAACATTTGGTACGTCACGGAGTAAAAGCTCCATGGAAATACCGTGTGTTTTTGATATCTTCTCTACGTACTGCGTGAGTCGTTCATTCACACGTTTCTCAACCTCCTCTTCAAATACTTGTGTCAGTACATTGGACATTGGACTTATCTTGATCACGTTCGTAGTTTTTAAATAACGTTTCAACAGACGTCTGTTCCTTCTTGCTTACTCGCTTTCGACGCGGTGGTTTATGTTGTGCGATTATTTCACCAAAGATATCCTCCTTTGCATTGTCAAACAAAGGGTCGAGTAAATCACACACCGGTGTTAAAAACTTATTGACAAAATAATAATGGTAGTCGATCGGGAGGTTGTGTTCTTCTGCATATTTTGGATCTTCGGACTTCTCGTACGCCTTAGCTTTGGGATCATCCGTCTTTGTGAGAATGTATGGAACCCGATCTCCAGACTGTGGCTCCGAGCCCGGGCGTCGTTCTCGCATCTTATTATGCACTTGCACGTGCGCCATATTAATATCCCAACTATTCACGACATCCGAAATAGGTACAGATTTCCCTTTGACTTTGTACGTATCTGAAAGACCCTGACTCAAGACGAGCTTTTCATTGGGTATGTCACCGGATAAGAGTTCAATCGCCCGCTCACGCGCCAATTGTCTCGGTGGGTCGATGTCACTCGAATCGAGCACGACGTCGAGAAGTTCCTTACACACTTCACGTAAATGAGGTGTGTTATCTCTGCGAACAACTTGAAGCCCCTTAATATCGATGTAGTCCATGTGCATTTTATCATCTTTACCCTTTGTCCATAATTTAGCGGCGTAACGCTTCTTACTATAGAGGAAATAAGGCCAATAAACTTTTTCGAGTTCAAGATTATTCGGTTTCTTGAAAAGAGCACTACACTCTTCGGCGGCGCGTTCGCCAATCTCCCAACTATAGGCGATGGCGTCTTCACCCTTGCGATCACCGACGTCAAATTCAACCATGACTGAATCCGTGTTATGTACAACAAGCTCACCCGGACCAACGTGGAAATGATGAGATTCTGTGGTAAGATCATACACATACCCATCAGTCTCGCCCAATAGCTCAAGTTTTTTGATCGCCATGGGACATTTTCTTTGAGATGACACTGTCCACGTTTGTCTAAATATGAGCGGTTTATCGGTTCTTGTATTTATCGAGACATTATATCCAAGACGCCGTCCGAGAATGTACATACCCATGGATCCCTCCTTTCCCTTGATATCCATGCGCGTATATCCATGTGTATCCTTGTCCCCGTCCGCCATATAGTATCCTTCCCAGAATGCACGCACGATATCGATGGGTGCATTTAAAATACACGACGGTACAATCTTTTCTTTGTGGTCGTTGTAAAATAACTGGCGATATCTATTAGAAATACTCTTGACATCACCGATGGCATTCAGTTTGTAAACACCACTACTTTCGATCGTATCATACACTTTTGTTTCGAAAGAACAACACGCCTTCATGTCTTCGAGGTATTCCATATTTGAATTATTAAGTGCCCATGTATA